GACCGCATAGCCGCAGCGTCGCGTTATCTAACTCTTGCTGATAACGCAACGCTGCGGCTATGCGGTCTGCTTCGGCCATTGTTTATGCGCTAAACACGCCAACGGCCATAACCTCAACACCGGCCCCAGTCGTGACTTTCCACGCCCCGTTAGCCGACACAACATTTAATTCAATGTTGTACACGCCAATACCACCACCAACGGCATTAGGCAGCACGGTATGCGTGAGGATTCCTGCGCCCGTACCGTCAACGATCTGGACTAATGATGTGGCTGCCGTAGACACTGTGCAGACTAATCGATGCAGGTAATCACCCACAGCGCCAGTACCGCCCAATACCTGGGCTGATGACGATGCTGCCACATGCTCATAAAAATAACGATACGGATTGTTTACGCCACTCATAATCGACTGCTCCTGGTTGATTTCATTGTTGCCCACATATCGTTAAGCGTGACCGTGTTATCGGGCCCGACCATTAACGGTTTTACTACATCTGGCGGTCGAGCTGTAGGCTCCGCTCGCCATGCAATAGCGCACATTCTGAACGCATCGGCTGGGTGCGAGCACCAATCATGCCTGGGCGTTTGCCGGAATGCTTTTTTGTCCTCGTCATACTCACGTTGATACTGTCGCAATGCCTCGATGCCTTCAGCGCATTTGTCCTCGTCAAACCAACACCGAGGCAACATTTGCCTAACAGCCTGAATGCCATCTTGCACGGACAAATCCGGCACGATAGCCATGTTGTTGATGCCCAGGTGCTCTGCCATCTGCTCGATCACCGACTTACCTGCTGCTGCCAAAGTCTTTGCTCGTGCGTCATGCGGCAAATAGTGCTTGCCGTAACGGTAGGGTTTGGCTAACACCACGTTAGCAAGCTCAGTGATGTTGGATCCACTGACAGCGTAATAATCTATTAAGTGAATCTCGCCACTAATAACCTGATAAAACCAGATCGCCGTATCGTCCCGATACCCAAGATCCCAGGCAGTATGCACTGGCACCTCGCTTTGGTATTCAACCCTAGTGACCCGGCCAGTCTCGGTAGCCTCGCGCATCTCAATACCGTAAAAAGCACCGAGAATCGCGGCTTCAAACGAGCACTCATACTCTTGGTCAAACTGGTCTTTACTGAGCTGCGTCCTTGCCGCATCGAGCTCGGTAGCCGGTAACAAACCCGACTTGCTCGCCGGGAGCTCCAACAAAAACCAATCGTCCTTTTGTTTAGCAGCTGTCTGCCGTATGTCGTAAAACTGATTTTTTCCCTTGGGGGTGCCGCCAAACACGCACCAGCCCTGCTTGTCACTCAATGCAGGGCGCACCACGTTACCCCAAACGCTTGGCTTAAAGTCCCCGAATTCGTCTAGGTAAACCCCACTAAACCCCAGTCCACGCATTGCATCTGCATTATCGGCCCCGAACAACCGGATCTTGCTGTTGTTCAGCAGCGTAACCGTGAGCTCTGCTTCATTATTTTCTTTGCTGATGGGTGCCGCGTAATGCTTAAGATAGTCCCAGACCACAGACTTAGCCTGGCTCCTGTACGGCGCTACGTAGCCGTATAACGGCATTGTGTCTTTACTAGTAAAGGCAGCTCGTATCATGTCGTTGATAGCCGCCACGGTCTTACCAGCTCTCCGGTGCGCGACCAAGCAAGCCCACCTGTGTGTTCTATTGTGAAAAGGCATAAACGCCCGCCGGGGCGTGTATGGAATCTCTACTTTAACAATATTCACTCGGCCAACCTCCAGGTGGCCTCAACAACCTGGGGCCCACCATCGGGCCCGCTGACTTCAGACCTCGCTAATTTGGGAACGTGATATTCAATTGCTCGCAAAAAAAGATCAAGTTTTTTGGCCGGATCATCAATTTGCTTAAGCCATGAGCTCATTTCGCCCACATTCGCTGACGCAAACGTAGCAATAGCAGCGCGTACGTCTTGCGTAGTTTTGTTTGGCTTACCTTGCCGACTACCGCCCCCAGTTTTCATGCCTTTTGCCATTAGTTTTGTTCGCTCTTCATCTCTCTTTGTGATTATGCATACGTTTCATCGCCTCTGCCAAACGCTTACCCTTATCAGCCTGGTTAAAATCCTGTGCCACAGAAACAGGCACCCCAACCTTCTTGGCAAACTTAGGGTCATGCGCTGCCGCGGCCATCATGCGAGCTTGAGCTGGGGAAGTGCTCGGCATTATTTCAAATTCCTCAATCGATAAAGGGTTGAGTCTATAAGCTCGCACAGCTCATCAATAATATTTTGCAGTTGTGATTCTTGCGGCAAGACCTTGCGTATGGACTGCACAAATTCACTAACGGATTCAATATACTTTAAAGGTGCCTTGGCAATGTGAAAGTCAGCCGGATAGGTGTCTATAATCTCATAACACCCTTGAAACGCCTCGGCCCAGCGATCAACGATGTCGATGACGTTCTCGTAATATTTTTGAAGCGCCTTGTGCTCGGAATAGTTTTTTGTCTGCAAGTGCATAAAATGCGCGTTAGTGCCCGAATGAAACAGGACACTAACAAACAACGCCGCGTTTTTCTTGCGATCCATAACAACGCCCTTTAAAAACGGCAACCCCACACACAACGCCCGCTCGTTAAGGTTGCCGTAAAACGGGAATGCGCTTAACTGGAGAGTTCACGCACCTACCATAATAATAGACATAAATGTGTTACGCAACCCAAAAATACAAATAAATTAAAAAAATTACAATTTTCCCACATCACGACACATCAATAATACGCTGCACATACCGCCCCGCTGCCGACTTACGCCACCCGTGTATCTCTATTCTCCACCCGCAATCCCGCACTAGGGGCAAGTTCGGGTGATCCATGATTTTCTTAAGCCTGGCAGACACGCCCGAGGCCGTGACCTGCACCGCCAAAGTCTCACCCTTGCGTATCGCCAGTAAATCTATAAAACCAAACAAATCCTGCCGGATCCTTGCAAAGTGATTCCAGTGCTCAACGATAGCGACCGTGTATCCTTCGGCTTTTAGGTATGCTATGGATCTTTGGGTGGGTGTCATTACTATCCTTTTATATTAAATTATTTGCGCGATAGTGCGCCATAGTGCGCCATAGTGCGTTAATAAAACATTGGCGCGCAATCGCGCGGAAAGTGCGCCATAGCGCGCGCCTCTGCGCGGGGGGTATGGGGGGAGGAGCGCGGCGCACTTTTTGGCACATTAGCGCACAATAAGTAAATGTTCACTAACATTTATTTTTCTTCCTTTTCTTCATTTTTATCCGGCATTGGCGCACTTCCTGCAACAAATACTTCCTTTAATTTCCTGTCTTTTGTCTTAAAAACGGTGCGATAAATACTTCCTTCGGCTTGCAATTGGGCTAACAAATCCATCAAATCCGATGACGATTTAACCGTTTTGGGAAAGCCTGTGCGCTTATTTAATAAATGCCAAACGCTAAAACCACCGGTATTGCTAGTCGTTACCTGTTCGCCTCTATTATTAAAATCCTTAATTAATTGAACCAGGACAACTTTTGCCTCGGCATCCTCTTTGCGCCTGTGGGCATCCATAACCGATTTTGCTGCCTGGGCACCAACATCCGTAAAACTGCCATCCTCCAACGGAACGCCATTATTCCACCTTAACTGTATAACCTTGGCTTTAGGCCCCAGGTTGGCTTTTAAATGCTCAATAGTTAGGCAGCTGTCATCCTTTGGATCCGTGTTAAGGGTTAACCGCGATCTCACGCTATTGTGCCAGGCAGTGGATCCGGAGTAATCCTCGGCCCCAGCCGCCCTGCCATTAATTGCCGATACTTTATTAACGTGCGCTAAAAGCAATACCGCCCTTCCTGGTCGCGCGATCCTAGACCGCAAAGAACGCACAAACATTCTCACTTTAGCCCGTTTAATCTCATCGTCATCATACGTATCACTGGCATTGTCGATCACCACAAACCCGACCTTTTTATCCGTTACCAACTGGGTTAAAGCCCCCAAGAGCTTAGTTTCTGTATTGGTCTTGGATTCTCGATGCAGTGCCGGATCAATATCGCTTGCGTCCAATAAAAACAATTTGCCCTGTAATTCTTTGGGATCAACCATTAGATTTTTACAAAGACTGTGAAAACGCCGTAAAACGACCTGAGCGCCATCCTCGCCACTAAAGAATAGAACCGGTGCCACGGTCGTTGCCAAACCGCAGAACGGCCTACCTAGCGCGACATGAATAGCTAAACTCAACGCCACATAAGATTTACCACTACCGCCATGTCCGGCCAATAACGTCACTTCATTGTGTGGGATCCATTTATCCACAAAATGCTCGATAGGCTCAAAAGGATCCGCAAAGGCATCAAAATCGAGTATTTGCTTTTCTAGGTCGTTAACCGTGACTTCTGGTTCTGGTGCAACCCATTCTTCATTTTTCTGATTAGCGCGATCCCAACACCGATCCCAATACCGATCCTCGGTGCGCTGTGGATCTTTACTGCCATATTGCCATTTTGCCAATATTTCTTTTGCTTCATTCTTTTCAAAATGCCCTAGTTTCAGCATAGATACCATAGACATATCCATGCTAGAACCAGACTTATCAACCAAACCTTCCGAGGATCCAGAATATCGCGCGGCAACAGCTGGTGCGCTTTCTAAGAAATTCCAAAATTTATTACTTAAATTTCTTGCCCTAACCATTTCCCTTATTCCGTCCTGGCTATATGTCGGGCCCCCAGAAAAAAGCAATTTAGCCATCCTTGGCTCACTGGGATAGCCTTTGCTAATCTTTGCATCATTGGGATAATTCCATGTCCCAGGCAATCGCATTACCCTGTCGCAATTATGGGTAGTTGCCCCAGACCAAGCTTTTCCCACCTGATTGTTAAGTGCCTCATACCCAGTAAAATCACCGTCAATATTTAATGGTTCATTTAAAGAAAAAAACGGAGAAATGCCATTTCCACTATCAATACAATAAGTAGCTTTGCCATACAATTCGGGAATAGTGTGGGATTCCAGGTAATCCCTAGCTTTTTCATAATTACCGTATTTAAACACCTGGGGATCGCAGTCTGCCCAAAAAGATACAGCCTGGGCCATGTCTGCTTTAGCCGCCTTTTTGCTCATTTCAGCAGTAAGATTAACCGTAAAATACAAATTCATCATTAGCCGAGTATTTAAATCTATTGACCATTCGGCTGCTTCGACACCTTCTTCCGGCAATATAAACCCCTTGGCTCTAATGGGCTCTATTTTTCTAGGGCAAATTGCTATCAGCAATAAATTACCTTTTGGCCTAATTATTGAAAAAGCCTTCTGTATTGTGTCGATAGACAATTCTGCTGCTGGGCTAGTCATCATCACTCCCTCACTTTTTTAGATGCTGCATTATTTATTGCCACCATTTTTATTTTGCTTTCGGGATATACGTTATATTTATCGTGATTAAACTCATAGCGCACAACCTTAAATTGTCTCATTGTCAATGCTAATCCAGACCATTTTCTTGGGTAATCAAAATTATTTTCTTTAATGAAAAATAATCCAACATCAGCTCGGCCTGCCAATGCTGAAAACGCAGCCACAGCACTTGATTTAGACCCACCACAAAAAAAATGAGAAATTGAAAAATTGTTAACAAAAAAAGGCCCTAAAAATACAGGTAAATTAGTAACCAATCTATACTTTAAACACTGCTCAAAATAATCTGCGGCATCTTTTACGGTTAATGCTGATAACGACAAACCTAGCTTTATCTCTATCAACGCCCAGGGCGTAATGCCATCTGCTAGCATTAACCCAAAATCAGGCACACTCCCATTATCTAATGTAGGGTGCCGCACAAAAGGCAGCTCAATGCTTTCAAACCATTCATTTATTTGGGATTGCAATTCAGCTTCGGTTTTAGCCGTTTCAGTCATTTTTAACCTTGGCCCTGGCTTTGCACATGGCTTTAAATTCCCGATCTTCCACGATAACCCTGCGACCCACTAAAACCGTTGTTTTAACAATACCTTTATTAATCAAGGTATTAACCCACTGTCGAGACACGCCGAGTTTAATTGCAGCCTCTTTCACTAATAAATACATAAAGCCTCCCTAGTTGACTATTGGACAATATACCAAAGAATAAAAGCGAGCAATAAAATTATTTTTAATATATTTACAAAAAACAGTTGACACAAGGTAAACAAGCCCTTAATATCACTACAGCACCACAACAACCAACCAAGGAAACGTAAAATGAAAACAGCAAAAAAATCAAAAACAGAAAAAACAGCAAAATTCGTATTTCATGAAATTGAAGGTTATGTGAACAAAAGCGGATGGATGCAATGGGGTTATATGTCTTGCGACATGGGCTGCGCCATTGGTGCATTAAAAGCAGCTGTAGAAAAAGCCCACAAAACACTTTAATCAACAGGGGCTTCGGCCCCTACCCAACCAACCAACCATAGGAACAAACCATGCAATTTAAATTTAAGATAGACGATATGCATTGCACAGTCGTAGTCACTGACTACACATTAGGCGATGAAGAATTTTTTGAGTGTGATTACAAAGTCTACGACCCCGACCAGGAAGAATTAAAACACGCATTCATTAGTGATTTTTATCACGATTGGATCATTGACGAGATCCTCGACCGCGCATTAGAAGAAGAAAAACACGCCGCCAAAGACGAAATCGCATATCAAAAATGGGAGCGTAACCATGCACAATAACGACCTGGGAGATTTTTTAGTGGGTGTTACATGCGTAGTGGGAGCTGTATTAATGATTTGTGGTGTTATATAACATAACCGGAGAGAACGACATGGCAATAAACCTAAAGAGCATTAAAAAGAATACCGAGCTTTTACCCCCGAGGATCATGCTTTACGGCCCGCACGGGCTTGGCAAAACTACCTTTGGTGCAGGCGCCCCTAACCCAATCTTTATTTTGACTGAAGACGGTTTAGGACAGATCGAAGCGGATCATTTCCCGCTAGCCACTACGTTTAGCCAGGTGCAGGAAGCGTTAGCATCTTTAACCGGCGATCACGATTTTCAGACTGTAGTAATTGACAGTCTTGATTGGCTTGATAATCTTGTGTGGGAAGAAATAAATACCAAATACGACGCTAAAGACTTGGCATACGGCAAAGGTGCCGTGATTGCTGCCGACTACTGGCGTAAGGTGCTAGACACGCTAAACATATTGAGATCAAAAGGCATGGCCAGTATCCTGTTAGCTCACTGCGAAATCAAGCGGTTTGACAGCCCAGAAGTTGAACCGTACGAACGCTATCAGCCCAAACTACAAGCCCGCAGTAGCGCACTGGTGCAGGAATGGTGCGACATGGTTTTATTCACTAATTACAAAACCTTAGTTAAAACCACGGATGTCGGTTTTAACAACAAGGTTACCAGGGGAACGTCTACCGGCGAACGCATTATGCACACGAACGAACGCCCCGCCTACCTTGCAAAAAATCGTTACAACCTACCCGACCAGCTGCCACTGGAATGGTCTGCATTAGCAGAAGCAATAACTGGCAACAATAAATAATCAATCAACCTAAACAACAAAGGAAATACATCATGGCAACATTAAACTTTAACCCCGCATCCGTAGAGCCCCAACAAAACTTTAGCGCCCTGCCCACAGGTCGTTACCGCGCTGAGATTACCGACAGCGAAATGAAATCAACAAAAGCAGGAACCGGAGAATACTTGCAATTAACCTTTACTCTTACGGATAATGAATCCGGTGATGGTCGGAATGTTTGGACACGCCTCAACCTATCTAATCCCAACAAAACCGCTGAAGGGATCGCACAGCGCGAGCTGTCCGCAATCTGCCATTGCTTGGGGTTTGGGGATCGCAATATTTCGGAAAGCGAGGAGCTGCACAACATACCGTTATTTATTGACGTAATACAAGAACGCAACCCAGTAACCGAATCCATAGCCAACAGGATTAAAGGTTATGCCCCGCTAGAAAAAGCAGTTCGTGTTGCTAAAGGTGCCGAAAAGTTTTCATCACCCGCAGCCCCCGCAGTTAGAAAAAACCCCTGGGGTAAATAAATGAGCGAGCTGCCAACCCCGCAGCACACCACCCAAGCTGCTATTTTTCAGCACTATCAGAAAAATGGCAGTTCCGGTGGTCGTAAGCACCTCGGAGCCAGTGAAATTGGACACGAGTGTGAACGATACCTATGGCTTAATTTTAGATGGGCTAAACCCACGAAATTCGAAGGTCGTATGCTTAGGCTTTTTGAGACAGGACAATTACAGGAATCGCGTTTAGTGCAAAACCTGCGCGACATTGGCGTAGATGTATCAGATAAAGACAATGATGGCAAACAATGGGGTTTTGAGGCCATTAGTGGGCATTTTGGGGGTAGCATGGACGCTGCCGGTTTGGGCTTTCCCGAAGCCCCCAAAACTTGGCACGTAATTGAGTTTAAAACATCCAACGCCAAGAGTTTCGCAATCTTGCAAAAAAAAGGTGTCAAAGAAGCAAAATATGTGCATTATGCACAAATGCAGTTGTATATGGGTTGGTCGGCGATGGACAGGGCAATGTATATTGTGGTGAATAAGGATACCGATGACATTTATACAGAACGCGTTAATTTTGACCAGGCAGAGTTCGCTAAACTTTTGGCAAAAGCAGAGCGAGTTGTCACATACCCAGAACCACAAATCCCCCTGGGAGACAACCCCGCAAAACCGCCATTTGTTTGTCAATATTGCCAGTTTAAAGGCCAGTGCTACGGAACAGAATCGCCGTCGGTAAACTGCCGAACCTGCGCCCACGCGACCGCAGCCTTCGATGGCAATTGGGTTTGTGAGCTTAAAAGCAAAACCCTTACAGTTGCCGAACAGCGT